AATACATCGACCACAAGGAAAAGACAGGGAGATAAGTCTCAATGTCGCTGAAATATTCAGTACGCCAACAGGACAAGCTGTATTAAAGTATTTACGTTCAGTAACTATTGAAATGGTTAATGGACCAAATGTTTCTACAGAAGAACTGCGTCATTTAGAAGGGCAGCGTTATCTTGTTGGTTTAATTGAATCTCGTATTAATCATGCACATAAGGTAAAATCTGATGGAACAAGAAGCTGAAGTAATTGAAACAAATGAAGAAGTGGCTACTGAACGACCTGAGTGGCTACCAGAAAAGTTTAGTGATCCTGCTGAACTTGGCAAAGCATATAAATCTTTAGAGTCTAAACTTGGAGAAAAAGAAGAAGTTCTTAAAGAACAAGTAAAAGAAGAACTTATTCAAGAACGTTTTGGTGATCGACCAAACTCATCGGGTGATTATGAATTGCCAGAAGTTGTTAATGCTGAAGAAGGTTTTAATAACGAATTGCTACAATGGTGGGCAGATCATTCATACGAAAATGGGTTTTCTCAAGAAAAGTTTAAAGAAGGTATAGAAAAATTTGCAGAATATGCAGGTCCAGAACAAGTAGATATAGAAGCTGAAGCTAAAGCATTAGGCGATAATTCTGACGCTAGGATTGAAGCTGCGTCTGTTTGGGCAGAACAATTCTTTCCAGAAGAAGTATTACCTGCAATTGAACTTCTATGTCAAAAACATGAAGGTATAATAGCATTGGAAATGATGATGGAAAAACTCAAAGACCCATCCGTAGACTCTCCTTCTAACCCTGCGGCAACAACTTCACAAGCTGATTTAGAAGAAATGGCGCGTGACGAAAGGTACTGGAATCCTGCTAAACGTGATAGGAACTATGTTAAACAAGTAGATGATGGCTATAAAAAGCTGTATAATGGATAACATATTGTTTAAATCAAGGGGCATAACAATTGCCCCTTTTTCTCGTAAACACCTTTTACCTGTGTTTGACGACATATGTGAAGAAAACAAAACAGAATTTTCCGATCTATATGAACAAGATATTTTTGAAGCTTTGCTTTCTGCGGTAGATCAGCCTGACATTTTTGTAGTTAATTATAAAAATAAACCTATGGCATTAATGGGATTGCAAGGAATTGATTCTCAGAATGGAATGCTTTGGTCATTGTTTACTAATCATTTTAAAGAAAACAGAACTAAATTTTATAGAGTATCGCCTGATCTTATAGAGTTTTATCACACTCATTATTACCAACTTCATGTAAACACTTGGGTAAGAAACAAAGGAATTATTCAGTGGTTAGCATGGCTTGGTTTTAATATTGAGCAAATTGAAGATACTGAAGAAAATAAAACTTTTGTGCATTTTGTGCGTTGCAATCCGAATAGAAAAAATGTTTATGCTCTATCATCAAGGCCTGTGATGCACTGAGAAGCCCGTAAGGATACCTTCAATGAAGTAGCGGATCAGATACCCAAGATGCAAATGTAACTTAAATAAGGACTGTAAAAATGGCTAATACAATTACTGAAGCCTTTATTAAGCAGTTTGAAACCGATGTGCATCTTGCTTATCAACGCATGGGTTCAAAACTGCGTAATACAACTCGTACAACAAACGTAACTGGTAATGTTGCACGATTTCAAAAAATTGGTGCTGGTTCAGCATCTACTAAATCTCGTAACGGCAATGTGTCTCCAATGGAACTAGTCCACACTAATGTGGAAGTAACAATGTCAGACTTCTATGCTGCGGAATATGTCGATAAACTTGACGAACTAAAGACTAATATTAATGAACGTCAAGCTATTGCAGAGTCTGCTGCTGCTGCTCTTGGTCGTAAGACTGACGAGATTATTACAACTGCTATGGATGCAGGTGCTAACTCAACTCAAATACATGATACTAACTCTGCTCTTGGAAAAGCAGACTTGCTAACATTGTTTGAAACATTTGGTGCTGCTGACATTCCAGAAGACGGACAGCGTTATCTTGCTATGAACTCCGCAGGTTTTGCTGACTTATTTAACATTAATGAGTTTGCATCATCCGACTTTGTTGGGCCACAAAACTTACCGTTTGCAGGTGGCATGTCAATGAAAGAGTTTTTAGGCTTTAAGATATTCTCAACATCTGCTGTATCAGGTGGTAAGAACTTTGCGTATCATATGAGAGCCGTAGGCTTAGGTATGAACTCAGACGTTCAAACCGAAATTAACTATGTGCCTGAGAAAGTCTCACATCTATTTACATCAATGATGTCAATGGGTGCTGTCGTTATTGACGACAATGGTGTTTATGAAGTTCTAGATAATAACTAAGAAAGGATTTATAAATGGCTTTTTCTGCATCTGGTTTAACTCGTATGGCAGGTGGTGGTGGTCATAGCCTTTGGTTTTATGACTCAACTGACGCCATAACAGCGGTTCGCGTTTCTGGTTACTTTAATAACGCTGCAAGCATGTTAAATGTTGGCGACGCTATTTTTGTACTAGATAGTGATGCTCCTGCTTTAAGCGTATCATTAGTATTATCGAACACTGGTTCGGTAGTAGATATTGCTGACGGTACAGCTATTACTGTAACCGATAGTGACTAATAGAGTGGGGGTGAAAGCCCCCCTCTTTACATTGAGGTTTTAAATGGCGGTAACAAGTACACAGGCAAATTCTTCTATTGATATATGTAGTAGAGCTCTCATCTTAATTGGTGCAGAGCCAATTACTTCTTTTGATGATGGGAATAATGAAGCATTAGTTTCAGCGAATATGTATGAAGATGTTGTTCGGTCTGCTTTGGTAAATTCAAGGTGGCGATTTGCAGTAGACCAAGCAATTTTAAATAGATTAAGTGATGCCCCTACTGGACGTTATGATGCTGCATATCAGTTACCATCTGCTTGGTTAATGACACATGCGGTTACTGTAAATGATACACCAATAAATTATCAAACTTATGGTGATAAGTTATTTTGTGATGAAGCAGCAACCTCAGAACTTGTTTTAGATTTTACATATCGAGCTAATGAAATTGATTTTCCTTCATATTTTACAATTGCAGTACAATATGAAATGGCTGCTGTTTTAGCCTCTAGTCTTGCACGAGATACTAATCTAACTAATTTAATGAGACAGCAAGCACAGATTTCAATGATGAGAGCTCGCAGTTTAGATTCACAACAACAAATATCAAGAAAGCTAAACACATCAAGGTTTATTGCTCAAAGGCGTAGTTAATGCAAAAGATAACTGTACCTATAAACAGCTTTCAATTTGGAGAAGTAAGTCCTTCATTATTATCAAGAACCGACTCTCCTATATATAATGCTTCTGCACAAAAGATTGAAAATATGTTTTTACGATCTGAAGGTGGCGTAATCAAACGTGCAGGTTTGAAAAATATATACAGATTTTCTGATATAACTGTTGACTCAGCAAAGAAGCAACAATCAAGATTGCTTCCATTTATATTTTCTGATGATGAACAATATGTCATTTCACTTGAGCATCAGAAAGTAAGATGTTTTTATATTAATCCCACAACTGGTGCTACAACTCTTGTGGATACAGTTACTCAAGATGTAAATGGTGCAGCATTAAAGTTCGATCATTTGTATTTAACAGAATACACATTTGCTCAAGAAGCAGACGTAATGTTTATTTGTCATAATTTATTTATGCCGCAACAAATTGTTAGAACGAGCTTAACAACATTTGAAGTATCACCTTTTGTATTTGATACAAGAGCAGACAATGCAAAAATATATCAACCATATTTTAACTTTCAAGCTTTTACTAATAAGCTAAACCCAGCAGCTACTTCTGGCAATGGGGTAACTGTAACTACTTCATCTGCTTATTTTGATACAACAGGTAAACATGTAGGCTTAACATTAAAGTACCATGATAGTGAAATGGAAATTGTTTCAGTACAATCTTCTACTCAAGCTACTGTAAATATTGTGGATACACTGCAAGCAATACTTCCAATAAATTCATTTAGAACAACTGATGGTAGCAGCACTATTGAAGTTACTTACAAAGAACATGGATTTGCTGTTGGTGATAGCGTAACTGTTTCTGATGCAGGAGGCTTTGCAGGTTTAAGTGCTAATCAAATAAATGGCAGTAGAACTGTTACATCTATTCGTAATGATAATGTATTTACATTTAATGCTGCATCAACAGCTAATGCTTCATTAGCAGGTGGAGGTACGCCACATATAGAATCCCATGCACCTACAACAACATGGTATGAGCAAGCGTATTCTGATTTACGTGGTTATCCTGCTGCAATAACTTTTCATGAAAATAGATTAACCCTTGCAGGAACAATAGCTCAACCTGATTCAATATGGTTTTCTAAGATAAGCAGATATTACAATTTTGATTTAGGCGATGCTGAATCCGCTGATGCAATTCAAGTGACTGCAAGTTTAGGTGAAGTAAATCAAATAAGACATTTGGTTTCTAATCGTGATTTACAAGTGTTTACTGCTACTTCAGAAATGTTTGTACCGTCATTCGATGCACAACCTTTGACACCAACTAATGTGCAAGTAAAAAGACAAACACCTTTTGGAATTGAATATATAAGACCTCAATTACTTGATGGGGCTTCTGTGTTTGTTCAAACTGGCGGTAATATTGTGCGTGAATATATCTTCACAGATTCTGAAGCTGCGTATACTTCAATTGCTATATCAGGCATAGCATCACATTTAATTCGTAATCCTGTTGAAATGAATACTCTTAACGGTGCTGTTGATAGATCAGAAAGTTATTTATTTATGATAAATTCTGATGGGAAAATGGCAGTGTTTAATTCCAACAGAGCCGAAAAAAGAGCAGGATGGGTTGAGTTTTCTTCTCAAGGTAAGTTTCATTCTTCAGTAACAGTAGATGAAAAAGTATTTTGCAATCTTGTTATTGATATAGGAGATGGAACACAGAACATTGTTCTTTGCCAACTTACCTACGATCATAACATGGACTATGCAAAAGACTATACTGGTACGGCAGGAGTGTTTAATGTAAGTTCTGATTTTGCAAATGGTGCAGTTGTAAATGTAATAAGTGGAAATAATTATGTTGGTCAGTTTACTGTTGCAGGTGGCAATGTTGATGTATCTGCGGTTGATGCTTCATTAACTTCTGTTGAAATAGGTTTAAAGTTTGATGTTAATCTTACAACAAATCCAATTGATGTTTCTTTATCAAACGGACCAATAACAGGTAAACCTAGAGCATTAGCTTCTGTTATATTAGATTTAAACAATACATTATCTACCTCAGTAAATAATACTAACCTTGTAATAAGAAATACTACTGATGATCTTTCATTACAGCAACAACCTTTTACTGGTAAAAAAGAATTTAGATTGCTTGGTTATTCACGTGATCCTCAAATAACAATATCTCAAAATGCACCACTGCCTATGCAGGTTAATGGGCTAGTCGCGGAGCTTGTAATATGAATTGGTTTTCTACATTTTTAGACATTGGTACTAGTCTTTACACCTCTGCTTCTAAGTTTGCTATGGATAGTTATATGATTGATACGATGTCCAAAATGGGACAGTTGCGTGTCGATGCATTAAACCAAAGTGCTGATGCTTTAATTGAACAAGCAGAAATGCAACAAAAAGAATATGAACTTGAAAGACAAGCTTCTCAAATTCAATCTATTCAACAATTGCAAGCAAGAGTTTCAGAGTACAATGATGCATTAGAGTTTAATAACTTTATGACTGAAGCAAGGCTTGGTGGTGGCGAAAGCATGAGTGTTGCTAGATTTGTTGCTGCTCAAAGCAAAGTAGTAACTAGAGATTTAGAACGTCTTGATACTCAAGCTTCTCTTGTAGATTCTTCTTTGCGTATTCGAGGAAGACTATCAATGTTAAATGGTATTACCGCAGCAAGAGCTCAAAGAACTAAAGCAATGGAAAGTGCTTATCAGAATACAATTGATATGCTTAAAGTTTATGGCAGTCCTTTTGATACAGCAAAAGATGTTATAAGCGATTTTAAAACAGTAGGTACAACTATTTATGAGCATTTAACATGAGAGCACCAATAAAGCAAAAGACAGAAATATTTAATAAACCCATTGGTGTCACTTCTATACGAACTGGTGAACCCGAAATGTGGGAACAAATATCTGCTTCTGCTGAAAGAAGGTATCGAGAAGCATATGAATATAATGCAGATAGAGCAAAACAACAGGGTGTAGAAGCTGCTGCTAAAGTTCCAACGTCTGATTTATTTGCTATTGATCCTGTTACGCAAAGCCCAGTTGCTTTAAAACCGCCTAAATCTTTTGGTTTAATTGGAAGACAGGCATATGAAAACTTAATTAACAGACGCTTTGAGGAATCAATACAAGGTGAGCTTGAGCAAAAAGCATCTGAGTATGCTCAAAAGTTTCCTAGTTCTGAAGCATTTAGTGAGCAATTTGCTAAACATATTGAGAATATGGTTGCTCCGTCAATTGATGACGCAGGTGAAACAAGTGCTTATGGAAGAATAATAAAAGAACTTGGTGAAGAATACTTAGCATCAACTACTGCTGCAATGGTTAAAAAAGAAATTGAAATAACCAATGCTAAATTAAAACGTCATAATAGACTTAAAAGATGGGGTAATTTTAAAAAGGCATCATACTTTGCTGCGGCAGGTGACTCACAATCTGCTGCTGATATTTTAGAACATGAAAGAGAAAGACTTGATGAAGAATATCTTGCAGGAGAAGTGTCTTGGGATGAATATACTAGTACATTAGAAGAAATTGAGGGTTTTAAAGGTATGACCTCAACTAATGTTTTACAAACTTATTATCTTGAGAACGAAGATAAACAAGCACTTATAAGAATGGGAATTAGAAATCCTAAAACAAGAGCAGAACTTCCTGAGTCTGTTCAAAAAGATATAGCAATGGCTTTAATAACAACTTCTGAAAGCGAATTGGTTCGTGGTTTAGAAGCATTAAGTCAAGATGTTGAAAGCTATTTTGATGATAGAATTGAAATTGCTTTAAATAATAACATTTCTCAAATTACTTCATTAACTACGCCTCAAGAAATTAATGCAATAGTAGTATCTCTTGACCCTGATATACAAAAAAATGTAAAAAAGAATTTATTAATAGAAGCTATCGTACAAAGATTACATGCTAACATTACTGAAATCGGGGATATTAGTCCTTATACTAATGAATTGTCTGATGCATCTTTCTCGAGCACCACTCAATTAAAAATTGTTTTAGGTTCTAACTTTGTAAATGAACTAAAAACTTTTTCTTATGAAGAGCGTCAAAGTATTTCTGACGGTATTTTTTCTCGTCATAAATTAATGAACGCTGCTGAAACAGCTAAACAAAATGTTTTAGATCAACTATTTAAAAAAAGTTTACGAACTTATTTGACTGACGATGATTTAGAAATAAACGAAATAATAGAAAAAACTACTGACTTAATGGCAGATGTTGCTCAGTCTGATTATGAGAAAAAAGATTCTTTTATAGAAACTATTCTTTCAAAGTCTGCTGCTGCTGTAATGGATCGTGCTCGTTCTATTCAACTACCACCTAATGAATTAGAGCATATACAAAATTTAATAGAATCTGGTGTGGCAACCTATACTGCAAGCAAAGACTCTCCACCTAGTACAGAAGATTCTGAATCATATTTTGCTGCAATGAAATATGCATATGACAAACAAGAAGCAAGCACTAGCGGTGAGTTTGATAGAAAAATTCAAGCTACCAAAGGTGATATTGATGCTCAGATAAAATTACAAAAAACTCAATTAAGACGAGAAGCAATTCTTGGTGGTTATGCAGATGAAACCACAATTAAAGATTATGACAAAGATTTGTTTGGAGGTATTGTTCCTTCACTAAATACTTTGCTTGAAAATGATTTTGTTATTGAAACTATTTCGAAAGGCTATGTGTTACCAACATTTACTAAGTCTTTGTATGCTTCATTTACTGGTGCTGATGAACAGGCTTCAGCTAACGCTTTACTTGTATTTAAAAGATTTAAACTTGCTGACGCAAAGGTAGGCGGTAAAAATTTTCAATATGATTTAATGAAAAAGTCTTTAACGCCAGAACAGTATGGTATGCTTAATTCTGCATTAAATGCTGTTGAAAGGTTTGGTGTAAACCCTGCTCAGTTTTCTATTAAACAACAACTTTATGATGGCGATGTTATTGCTGATGTAAAAAAAGATTTAGGTTTAGCTAAAGATGCTCAGTTATTTACTTTCTTTAAAGATTATAACATGAGTATAGAATATAAACGTGAGATTGCTTCTGCAATTATTGTTGAAAAAATAATGGGCAGAACATTTATATCAAAAGATGAGATAGAAGATTTTGTCGATGAGTATAGCAGTCAAATGACTGAAGATGAATTTATTGACACTCCTACTATTGATGGTAAATCAAATTACTCCCGATACAATTGGACTGATGTAGATGGCATGATGTCAATGAGAGATGATGTTATATCATTGATTGCAGACAATCCTGAGTATCAAAAGTTTTTTACTGGCGGTACAGTTCTTGATGCAGGTATTGAAATATTAATGCAAGGAGTAATTGGTCGTGATGCTATAAGAAAAACATATGAACAAAGCGATACTATTAAAGCATTGCAAAATGATCGTCTTAAAACAATTGCAATGATAGAGACTCTTGGTATTGATTTGTATTACCAACCAATAATTGAATCTTTTGAAAATGGTATAGCTTCATATCGTGCAGGATTTATGAGCGATCAAGGGTTTATACCATTTGAAATTAACAATGAATCTGTGGTTGTTTCTCCACCTGTTGAAGCAGAAAGCAGATCGAGTGAATTGTTTGCTGCTGTAAATCAAAGAAGCAGAATACTTTCAATTACTGGCACTGATTATAATAAAATAACAAATCCAAATTTACGTCTTAATCTTGCAAGAACAGATGTAAGTATACAAATGCTGCGCGGTGCAGAAATGACTTTAGATGATTTTAAAAATAATCCTATGCTTTACCAAGAGTTATCAGCCCTTGCTCAAGGCACAGCTAAAACAATAGATGAAATTATTGAAGAGCAAAGACAGGCGTTAGGACTTGATTAATGGAAATTAATGTTCCTAATTTACCACCGTTACCAGTAGAAAAAAAACCTGAGGTTATTGATCAAAAGGTTACTATCGGTCAAACTGGTAATGCTCAAATGCAAACAACATTTGGGAGTGTAGCAGATCAACTTTCTTTCTATGCGAGTGAAGGTAAGTTTGAAGAAAACGCATCTATTGCTGTTGAAGATTATATAAAAGAAAATAATCTGCCTTCTAATCTTGCTAATCATATGAGAACTTTTGGTGCGTCTAGTATGGATGATTACAGACGCGCTGTAAATTTTGTAACCTCAAGACAGCGTTCTCAATATGCATTAGAAAACTCTAGTCTTGGAGCACAGTTGATAACTGATCCAACTATTCCAGTAAGTATTTTTCTTCCGTATGCTGCGATCAATGCTACAAAACTTTTACCTCAAGCTCTTAATTTATTAACTCAAACTGGTTTTAAAGGTATTGATAAGTATGGTCAATTGAGAGCTATTGCTCGGGCTCGACAAATTACTAGAGGTGGTTTAACTAGATCAGAAGTTACAAAACTATTTGCATTAGATGGCGCTGTATCTAGTGGTGCAATGACATTCCCCGAAGCGTTAAGCCAAGCAGGTATTGATCCAGAGCAAGCTATAAATGATGTTCTTAATGCTGCAATACTTACTGCAAGTGTCACGACATTATCAGCAGGTATTGGTTATACTATATCTTCCTTGCTTCCTAAATCTTATAGGCAAAGGCAAAAAGAAATTAAGAAAGAATATAATGAATATTTGCGAAGCACTTCTGAAACACCGTTAAAAAATGGCGAAGATGTTTCATTTACTGGCAAGTGGTTTACTGAATCTTGGTTTATGAAATTTGTTCCTACTCCTGTTCGAGAAGTTATTCAAAGTAAACAGTATGATGATTTTTTAAAAATGGAAATACTTACACTAGCAGGTGATAACGGTATGCCGCTTGTTATGAATCAGCTAGGTAAATCGGCAGGTACTTCTGTTTATACTAATTCTGGTCGTAGAGCAGGAGAATGGTTTAATACTCTTGACCAAATAGATAGTACATACAACGAAATTATGTCTGCAAAAGGTAGAGGTGATATACAAATTTCTAATGTTGAAGTTAGAAATGCACTCGAAAAAATTCGTGGTAAGATTGGCGCAGAGAGCTTTACTAAACAGCAATGGTATAATCATGTTGGTCGTTTATATGTAGATGAAGTTCCTATGAATAAATTAACAGATCAAGAAGCAAGGTCTGTTACTGCTCTTGAGAGTTTCTTTGAAAACTATCGCAAGGAAATGGAAGACCTCGGTTTACTTAATAGCAGAGATTTATTTGAAACAAGATTTTTAGAAGCAGCAGGTCGTAAGGCAGAGCTCATATCTGTAACTAATAGTATTATTGCTCAAAATAAAAAGTGGATGAATGACATCCAAGCAAAAACACTTGATCCAAAAATTACAAAATTACAAGAAAAGTTAAATAAATTAAATCAGACTTCGCAAACAAGAGGCCTTACTAATAAGCAAGTTAAATTTAAAGCTGATTTAGAGAAAGATATATTTACTGTTTCAAAGCAAATTCAAGAGTTTGATGATGCAAGAAAAATGATTAGTAATGCAAAAAACCTTGATGATCTTTTTGAACTAAGAACTAAACTTAATTTAACTCCTGACATGCGAAGTGGTCTAGGAACTTTAGCTCAATCAATAGATAATTTAACAAGTCAGTTAGATAATTTAAAAGCATATCTTGATGCTGTTGATGGTGGTCCACGCCCCAGATACTTACCTAGATTTTTTAATAGACAAGCAATCGCTCAAAACCGTGACGAGTTTCGTAGAATACTTATGAACTGGTACAAAAACAATCCGAAGGTTCGATCTATAGAAAATGGCAAGGTGGTTGTTCGAGAGTTAAGTACAAGCCCCGAAGATATTTTTAAACGTGCTGAATCTACTATAAATGGGATTATGGAAGAAACAGAAGAAGAAGCTATTGAAGCTATTTTCTCTGGCTATGGTCGCAGTAAACACTTTATGGAACGACAATTAGATATTCCTAACTCAGAGATAAAAGATTTTATTGTAACTGATGTTAAGGAAATAATGATTGCATATACAAATCGCGTTGCTCCTAAGATTGAGTATCATAAAAAGTTTGCTGATCCAGAATCAGGTGGATTGCAGACACTTGAGGCTCGATTAGATTTTTATCGAGATTATATGAAGAAAAAAGGTTATTCTGAAAAAGATATAAATAAATATATTAAGAACTTTGTTCATAGTTATGACCGTGTTGTAGGAACAACTCTTAAACGATCTGATGCAATAGATACTAAACTTGCTGATATGTTACGCAGCGTCACAAGTTGGACATTTTTGGGTTCATCTGGCGTTGCTGCGGTTGGTGATTTGTCTACTTTGTTTATGGATCATGAGTTAGAAACAATAGGTAAAGCGTTTTTGTCTATTCTTGATTCTAACAATGCTGCGTTTGCAATGGGTAAACGTGAAACAAAATTATCAGGTCAAGCATTAGAAATAACAATGGGTACTACTCACCTGCGTTATATGGAAAGTTTATCTAATGACATGTTTGGTAAAGGTACTTTTGATAAACTTAACAATGCTTTTTATATACTTAATGGTTTGTCTCTTGTTACTACATCAGCAAAAGCTTTAGATGGTTTGGTGCGTGGGCATACTATTGTTGAAGCTTCAATACGTTTGACAAACAATAGTGCAACTAAATTTGAACGTGAGTTTCTTGCTCGATATAATGTTACGCCAGAACTAGCTGCTCGTATTGCAGAAATGCCAGTAGAAAAAACTAATCAAGGTTTATACTTAGCAAATACTGAAGCATGGACTGACAAAACTGTTGTTGAGGGTTTTAGAAATGCTTTGCATAGCGGCATTATGAATAGAATTATTATGGGTACTCCTGCTGATAAACCTATTATGATGGATGGTGTTGCTTATGTTCCAATAAAACTAGGTAAACAGTTTGGATTAAAAGAAGATAGCAGGGTTCGAGGCTATGCGAGAGTAGAGTCTGGGTTGCTTGCTTTGCCATTTACCTTCTACAGCTACACAATGGGCGCTCTGAGTAAGATAACGGCTAATTACGCATCTGGTACTGTTCGTAACCCAATGGCTCATATAGCGGTCGCTATGGGCTTGGGCTCTATGATTGTTCGTGTAAGAACTCCTAACTATGTTTGGAATGATATGGACCCAGAAGATAAGATTGCTCGATCATTTGATTTTTCTGGGCTTGCTGCAATATATACTGATTTAACATACAGAGGTTTATCAATGGCTTATGAGTTTGGAATAGCTAATGATACATTTATTGCTCCTAAATTTAAGGCTCAACCTGATGCTATTGGTGCTTTATTATCATTAGGTGGTGCTCCTGCTGACTGGACTTATGGTGTAACTCAAGCAATTGGCGATATGTTTCAAGGTAATATGAGTGATGGTGCTAAAGGGTTAGTTCGTCATACTCCAATAATAAATGCTTACGCATTTCAAGGGTTATTAAAAGATACTGCTATGGACATAGCAGGGTCATTACCAAACAGACCTTAATTTTTGTGCGTTGAGCAAAACTAATTGTAATGTTAATGCAATAAAAAAAGGTTGATAGTATGACAATAAATTTAGCAGATAATTCACCTCGAATATCGTATGCAGTCGCTCAAGGCGCAACGCAAACTTCTTTTGCAGTACCTTTTGAGTTTTTTGATAACGGTGATTTGAATGTATATGTTGATGGCACACTCAAAACAATTACTACTCACTACACTGTTTCGGGTGGTGATGGTTCTACTGGTACAGTTACGATAAGTGTTACTGGCGCAACTGGTGGTTCTACTGTTGTTATTACTAGAGACATTGGTTTAGAAAGAACAACTGATTTTCCTGTTTCTGGTTCATTTAATATTGTAGCTTTGAATACAGAACTTGACAGAATTGTTGCTATTGCTGCTGATTTAGAAGATCAAGCAAGTCGTGCATTACAACTTACAGATTTTGATGTTGCTGCTGGCCTTACATTACCTACTGTTGATAATCGCAAAGGTAAAACCCTTGCTTTTAATGCATCAACTGGCGCAGTAGAGGCAGGTCCAAGTATTTCTGACACTCAAGCTGTTTCTGCTGCGTCTGCTGACATAGCATTACTTGCTGATATACAAGACGGAACTACAGCAACTAATGCGATAACTACTGTTGCAAGTAACAATACAAACATTTCTACTGTAGGTGGAATATCTGCAAATGTAACAACAGTAGCAGGTGTTGCTAGTAATGTTACTACTGTTGCAGGTAGTATTTCAAATGTAAATACAGTTGCAAGCAATATATCTAGTGTTAATTCTGTAGCCACAAACATTGCTAGTGTAGTTGCTGTTGCTTCTGATCTTGCTGAAACAGTATCTGAAATAGAAACAGTAGCTAATGATCTTGTTGAGTCTACTTCTGAGATTGATACTGTTGCAGGAAGTATAACAAATGTTGATGCTGTTGGAGGTTCAATATCTAATGTAAATACTGTTGCTTCTGGTCTTACAAATATTAATACAGTAGCAGGTATTAATGCTAATGTTACTACTGTTGCAGGAATAAGTGGTAATGTTAGCACTGTTGCAGGTATAGCAAGTAATGTTACTGCTGTAGCAGGTGATGCAACCGACATAGGAACTGTTGCGACTAATATTTCTAATGTAAATGCAGTTGGTGGTATATCAGCAAATGTAACAACGGTTGCAGGTATAAGTTCTAATGTGACAACAGTAGCAGGAATTAGCTCTAATATTACAACGGTTGCAGGTGTAGCAAGTAATGTTACAACACTTGCTACTGATATTAGTGGATCAAATAATATTGGTACTGTTGCAGGTGCAATTACTAATGTTAATAATGTTGGTGGTTCTATTGCTAATGTTAATAGTGTTGCTACTAATCTTAGTTCAGTAAATAATTTTGCAGATACTTATAGAGTAGGCTCAACTGATCCAACATCATCTTTAGATGAAGGTGATTTATTTTATAATACAACTTCAAATCAGCTAAAAGTATATAACGGATCGGCTTGGGAAGCAGGTGTTTTAGCAGGTGCAAGCACTCTGTTGAGAGCAAATAATTTATCTGATTTAGCTAACCGACAAACTGCACAAAGTAATCTTGGATGGTATCACAGTAAAACTGTTTCTTCTGACCAAACATTAGCTGCAAATGCAGAAGTAATTACTGGTACTGATCTAGTAATAAATAATGGGGTAACTCTAACAATCCCAAACACAAGCCGTCTGGAAGTGCGTTATTACGCAAGCGGTGAAGTATTGTAAGAAAGGAAAACAATAATGTCTATTAAATTAAATAGCGCAAACGGCTCGATTACAATCTCGCCAGAGGACGGATCGGGCAATGCTGCCGTAACATTTCCAAGATCGGGATTTGCTTCTATAGCAAGTCCAACTTTTACTGGAACACCAGCTGCTCCAACAGCCTCAACTGGTACGAATACAACGCAGATCGCTACAACTGCTTTTGTGCAAACAGAAGTTAGTGGATTAGTGGATAGCGCACCTTCTACGCTAAACACTTTGAATGAGTTAGCTGCCGCACTAGGTGACGATGCTAGTTTTAGCACAACAGTAACAAATAGTATTGCTACTAAGTTGCCGCTTGCAGGTGGTACAATGACAGGTGCAATAGCTATGGGTACTGCTAAGATTACTGGTCTTGGTGATCCATCTTCTGCACAAGATGCTGCAACAAAAAATTATACTGATACTACGTTTTTAGGATTATCTGGTGGCACATTAACAGGTGCTTTAGTTGTAAATAATACTTTAGACATAGAGGAAGTTTATGAAAAAGTAACAGTACAAACGTCAACTACTGGTACAATTACATTTGATACAACTGCACAAGCTGTTGAACTTTACACTGCAAACCAAGCTGCAAACAGAACTATTAACTTTACAAATGTAAACTCTAACTTGGCTATTGGTCAGTCATTGACTGTTTCTATTTCAATGACGCAAGGTTCTACTGCTTACTATTTAAATGCCTATCAGGTTGATAGTTCATCAGTAACGCCAAAATGGGCAGGTGGTTCTGCACCAACAGCAGGTAATGCAAGCAGTATTGATACTTATACGTTTACAATTATTAAAACTGCTAATGCTACATTTACTGTTTTAGCTTCACTTACTAAGTTTGCATAAGGAATTATTATGACTTTAATTATACCAAAGCCAAAGCCTTTGTATGCTCCTATGCTTGCCACTTTTGGTGGTGGATCGGTTAGAGGTTTTGGACGAAATCTTCCTTCTGGCGGTTTAGATTTTCCTTTGACTGGTAGAGTTTACCAAATGAGTACACAAGAAACTTTAAGATATAATGCATCTGCTGGAATTAATGGAAATAATGAAGAAGCAAAAAACACAAATATGGCAACGCAATCAAATTTTGAATCAACAATTATGGATGTTGCTTTTTCTTCAGATGATACTTCAGTTCATAGAATTGTTGGTGTAGCAGTTAATGGATCGTCAGTTAATACAATTCCATTAGATTTTACTAGCAGTACAAGCGTTACAAATACTAGCCATAACCAATTTAATGGCACTAGAGGCTTAATGATGTTGAGAAATGGTGTTATGGTAACTGGTAATAATGCCCATAACAGCTTGGCTACTTGGAAAATGAATACTGATGGTACGTTTTCTAATTATGGTAACACTGCTAATGGTACGCATTTTGATAATATTCAGTGTATAATAAACCCTAATGATGGTGCTGGTGTTGGTGACGATACACATATTTTTGTTGCTGGTAGTGCTGGTGGAAGATTTACCACTGTTAGAATAGGCGGTGACGGTAGTATAACTATTTTAAGATCGCATACTGACACAACCAGTAGTGGTTATCAGGTATGGATGTCACCTATGAAATCTACAGATGCTGATAAATTAAGGTTTATGGCATTTTTTGCTGGTAATAACACAAAGGTTTTTGATTACAGCATTTCAAATAATACCCTTACTACGGTTGCTGCTGGTACTTCTTTAGCTGTGGCTACTTATGGACGAGTAATTAGTGCAACACCTGGTTGGGGTGGTTACACATACGTTGGCTTTGAAGGTACAACAAATGGAAATCATAAAAGAATTGCAAAGATTTCTCAAAATGGACAACTTTCAAACAGTTTAACTAATACAACATATGTAGGTCGATATATGACTGCTATATTAGCAATAGAAGATGGTACTTCTGGTTCTAATGCAAATGGCCATATTTATTTTGGTTGTTATAATGCTGGTAGTAGCCCAGAACGAAGGTTAATGGCTACAGATGACAGAAATGTTAGCGGCTTTTCGGGCGAGGAAAGAACAAACGAAAGATTAGCTAATGGTAGTGGTTATACCAACGGTAATACAATTATAGGTGAGCGTCCTCGCTATCTTGAAATGGATGCTAAATTAGAAAGCACAAATTGGTAGAAATTGGGCATGGATAAAAAAACACGCACAGTTTCTCAAGCTCATGCTCGAATTGATGAAGTCGAAAAAGATGTTGTTGAAATAAAGACTGAAATGAAAATACAACTAAAAGATTTATACAATCGCATTAAACGCATGGAAGCAATTATGATTGGGATAACTGGTGCAAGCTTTCTGTTGCTATTGCGAATGACTTTTCTGAGCTAGGCACATGGACCCAGTTTCTTGTGTTATGATGGCAACTGGTGCTTTCAAAGGATTGAAGGCAGCTATTGGTGCAGGAAAAGATTTCCAAGATATGACAGGACAGCTTGCTAATTGGGGCAAAGCTTTTTCTGATTTTACTAACTTAGAAGAAAGAGAAAAGAATCCTCCTTTCTGGAAGAAAACATTCAAAGGTTCTGATGAAGAAACAGCTTTAGAAATTTTTGCACATAAAAAGAAAATGGAACAAATGAGAAATGAAATCAAAGATCATATCTCTTGGACATACGGACCTAGTGCATGGAAGGAAGTATTACAGATAGAAGCGCAGATGCGTAAGAAAAGAAAGCAAGAGTTATATAGAAAGCAGGAACAGATAGATGCACTTATTAACTTTGGTATTGGGTTTGCTATTTTTATTGTCGGTGGTGGTATCTTGTTCTGCATTTTCTATTACCTCGGTCAATGGCAGGGTCGTTGGTAATGTGGGTACTTCTTTGGTTGCAAGTAATTAGTGGAACATTTGATCATTACCATATCTCTAGTCATTCAAGTGAAGAGGCATGCAAGGAAGCATTAAAAGAAGCAAAAGTTTTAGTTACAAATACAAATAGTAAAGTGGTTTGTATAAAAATTGAACGGTGACAATTGCAGAATGGAAGGAAAGATACATAATCTATGACGATAAAGGTTATGTAATTATTATTACTAGGGATAAACGAGTAGCTTACAGATACGCAAGGAAATATTATGGTAGCAATCACAGCTAATTATCTAGATGAACTTAAAATCTTACCTCGTCTGGCTTTTTTATGTCAGATTATTTTAACTTGGAAAGTATGTCTTTGGTTTATGACGCTTGATGATCCAACTACACAACAGTCTGCATTTGTATCTTTAGTTACTGCTATGCTTTCTGCATCTTTTGCGTTATGGTTAGGCAAGGAAGCAAAGACAGATAGAGGTGGACACTATGCTCCAGACACTAATAGGTCCGATAACTGAACTAGCAGGAGGTTGGTTAAATGCCAAAACCCAAGCCCAACAAGCAAACGCGAAACTCAAACTCACCGAAGCAGAAGCCAAAGCAAAAATCCTCGTCTCCAAAGAAACCTCAGTCCAAGACTGGGAAAGGATTATGGCACAGGGTTCTCAGAATTCTTGGAAGGACGAGTGGCTAGTTTTATTATTCTCAATCCCATTAATCCTAGTGTTCACAGGTGAATGGGGTCGCACAGTCGTTGCAGAGGGGTTTACAGCACTGGAACAGATGCCTGAGTGGTATCAGTATACTTTAGGTGTTATCGTAGCCAGTAGCTTTGCTGTGCGCTCTGCGACAAAGTTCTTTGGAAGGAAGTAACATGCAAGAAAACTGGGAAATGTTTTTTGAAATGTTAATTAAACATGAAGGTGGTTTTACAGACGATCAGCGTGACAATGGCAATGCCAAAGGTGATGGGCATGGCAATGAGGGCTCAACAATGCTTGGTGTTACCGCTTGGAACTGGGCAAAGTATACTAAGAAACCTGCACCTAAAGATGTAATGAAAGCATTAACTAAAGCAGATGTTAAACCTTTATATAAAAAAAATTACTGGGATATTATTTATTGTGACAAACTTCCGTCTGGAATTGATATTTCTGTAGCTGATCTTTGTGTAAATGCAGGTCCAAGCAGAGCAGCTAAGATATTGCAAAAGGTAGTTGGTGCAAAACAAGATGGTAAGATTGGTAATAAAACTATTGCCGCAGTGTATGATCGAGAGCCTAAAGAAGTATTAGATAATTACTATTATGGTAGACAAAAATTTTATGAAGGCTTAGATGATTTTAAACACTACGGCAAAGGCTGGACAAGACGCAATAAAGAAACTTTAGAGTTAGCTTTATCTATTGTTTAAGGTCTTGGCATTGGTTTAATTAATTTATTAGACGCAACATCTGTACCTTTACAATATACATGCACATCTTCGTGCGTTGCGTAAGGAACAAATGTATCTCTAATTTTTGCTTTGTTGTAACTACAAGCATCGTAACTTGGAAACATTAATGGATATTCTAATTTTTCTCCATCAATGTAAAAACTTAAAATCATAAACGTCCAGTATTTAAGCATTGTCTTCCTCCTGTTTTTATTTATTATTGTTTGGGGGTAGTCTCCTCAATTACTACCCCACGACACACCCTTCTCTTGGCAATCTAAAACGTGATATACAATTTGTAATTACTTTTAAATCATCTTGAAGAATATCTGCAATATCTTCTGGTGACAAAGAATACTTCATCATCATTTTATTAATCATAAAAGCTCTTGGTGTTACTTTTACTTTGTTACTTTTTTTACGCCCACCTCTGCCCATAGTATTCATTTGACTGATGCGGCTGCGCTCCATTGTTTTTCCATCGCGCCCAGTTTTAATTTGTTTTTCTTGTTGGGTTGCTTTGATATTCATCATCATTCCGATTTCTTTTTCGGATGGTGCTCTGCCGAAAGCTTTGTGAAAACTTTCAAAAGTTAATTCTACATTGTCAATCATTAGATATTGTACCCCTCTTTTCTAAGTTTTGTTGTAAAGTCTTTTAATTCTTGTTGTGCTAAATTTAATTCAGCAATGATGCTTGGTCTTGCATCAGGTTGGTAACGCTCATCTTGCAACCGATCGACCTGTTTACGCAAGTACTTTAACATCTGTTCTTGAATTTGATTTAGTTTCATAGCTACCTCTTAATAAAAAAAGCAAGCCCGAAGGCTTGCCT